GTATCTGCAATACCTATTCTGTTTAAACCTACTTTTAATAATGCTGTTACTATAATGTGTCTTGCAGCACTATTAGTGCAAGCTATATCTGCCGCTAAACCTTTTGTATGACTTGAGTCAGAAACCCCACCAACCTTACGGTTGTGGGCTTCAGACCTGTAGCCACTTGTTATTCTGAATGGTATATCACATAAGGAGCGCGCTTGGTCAAGTTTACTTAAAAACTCCTTATCCATAGCTTCGCCACTTCCCACCATATCAGGACTATCAAACTCAGAAAGTTTAAAATACTTCATAGAATCTTACCAATTAACATACTTGTTAGAATCATTATAAGCATCCAAAACAAACCAAACTGAAACTTGTTCCAAGTAGAACCGTTTTTCTTTTTATGCAACCATAGTTTTAATTCTATGTATTTGAATACTACTAAGTCTATATACTTTCTCATTTTTTTATGATTTCGTTAATCCTCTTTAAATCTTTTCTTACTCTTTCCCTTTCTAACTTGACCTCTAATATCTCGTTTTCAAGTACTCTAATGTCAGGGAATACGTAATTGTTTTGATTGTATCTTAATCCTTGTATCTCGTTTTCTGTGTCTGTTATTCTGCCCTCTAAATGTGTGTACAGTAATACTGCACTACCAACAAGTATGACTATCTGTATAAGCCATTTTATGTTTATAGATATTCCTGCATCATCATTTAATTTAGGCAGATTTTCTCCCATTAATCTTTCGCTTCAAGTAATAGAATAATTCTTTTCCTAATAGACCAAAGAAACCACCGACAAGACCAATCATTGCGGCTTGTGCTACACCCATAATAGTTATTGTTGATAGGGTTGTAAACATAAACCCACTTATAAAAGATATTTTATTGTCCATAGTTTAAATGGGGGTTTTTACACCCCCTTTTGTTTAGTTACAAGGTGTTTCGTTGTTATACAATATACCTACCTCTGTTGAATTTAATGCTTTGTTAAATACTCGTACTTGGTCTATGCTTCCGTTAAAAATAGCTCCTAAATCATTATTACCAATTTTTAATGGTAGAGTATTATTTATTACATTATTTATAGAAGTTGTTGTTCCTGTATTTACTCCATTTACATAAATGTTTGCAGTTGAACCCGTAAGCGTAGCCACAACGTGAGACCAAACTCCAACAGTAGGTAAAACAGAAGAATCCAATTTAGTTAAACTACCGCCAAAGATTCTAACTAATAACTGCAATGTTCCTCCTGTATATCCAAAGTATGCAAAATTATCAGGCGATGAGTTAAAAGAACCTTTTGCTATAATACAATTATCTACTGTCCATACATTAGGATTAATCCAAGCAGACCAAGTAAATGTAGGCATATTTGTTGTGTAGGTTGTTTGAATCTTAGTACTACTTCCATTAAAAGCAGCAGCTAAATCAAATTCCCCAACAGGATATGTAACATCTGTTTGTACTCCGTTATAGTTACCACTTAAATCAGCAGGCGAACCATCTAAAGGATAAGCAGCTATACAACTTGTATCTCCACCTCCTAATATGTTTAACGTATGAGTAGTTCCTGTACAAGCACCTTTAGCACAAGCAGATTCAAGCCATAAAGTTTCTACCTCTGTTGAATTTAAGGCTTTGTTGAATATACGAACTTGGTCTATTGAGCCGTTAAAGTAAACTCCAGGATAAGCACCAAATTTTCCAATAAATAAACTATCAGAAGATGTTGTGCCGAGTACTGTGCTTGTTAAATTAGCAATAGGCGTTGTGTTCCCATCTACATATAATTTTATAGACGTGCCATTTACAACAACAATAAAGTTATGCCAGACGTTATCTTGATAACTAATTGAGCTTACAGAGGTGTTTTGATAAAGACTTGAACCATTTGATATATAAAATTCAAAAGTATTAGAAGATGAAAATCCAAAACCAAACCTACCGCTGGTATCTGCCCCATTAAACGCTAACACAGCTGTCATCATTTGCCTTGTATTAATTGTTGAAGTTTTAGCCCAAAAACTAATAGAATAAATAGAAGTAAACGCCCAAGTGTAATTAGTATTTATAAAACTACTACTCCCATTAAACACCCCTGCTAAATCAAACTCGCCTACTCCATAAGATACATTAGTAGCCTGTCCTGAATAATTACCGCTTAAATCATTAGCATTACCATCTAATTGGTATGTAGCAATACAAGAAGTATCTCCTAAGACTTGTAAGGTATCTACTGTTCCATCACAAATACATAGTTCTTCTGTATATAAAGCCTCTACTTCTAAAGGGTCTAATGCGGTGTTGAATATTCTTACTTGGTCTATTGAGCCACTAAAGAAAAATGTACTTGTAGAAACATCTCTACAAAAAATAAAAGAACTACCTATTGAAGATGAATTTGCTGATGTTGTATGATATATACTATTACCATCTAAATACACAGTAAGAATTGTTCCATTTCTAACAACGCAAACGTGCTGCCAAACATTAGCGGTTAAATTAGTTCCTGTTGGTATAAATGAAGCACCGTCAAATACACTTAAATTGCTTGAACCTTCATATCCATTTGTAATAATCCATCTATTAGAAGAATCTGTAATGTATTTTCTACTTGCACCTACAGATGTAGGATTAACCCATAATGAAATTGAAGTAGCAGTATTAGAAGAAGTATATGGAGATGTCATATAACTATTACTCCCATTAAAAACACCAGCTTGTCCAAATACACCTGTACCATAAGCCTCTGTTCCACCCCAAGTGCCATTATAAGCATTAGGACTTGAATCTAAAGCATTACCATTTAATTGATACAAAGCAACACCATTACCACCAAATGGGTCGTAATTATCTACTATATCAGTACAACCGCCACCACCTGCGGGTATTTTATTTAATATTGTTTCTCTACCAAACATAATTATATTTTATTGGTTATACTAAAGGGTCAATAGGCTCTACTAAAACAATATTGTATTTTAATACTTCTCCGATTGTTTCTAAGGCTGCTATTTCTAATTCAGCAGCATCTGCTTTATCTAAAATATCTTGTCTTTCGTCTTTAATGTCTTGTGGTATATCAATGGCTCTTTCAGCAAGTCTTACAACTGTCCAATCAGTAGCTTTTAATAAGTCTCCTGCTTTCTTTTTAACCTCTTGTATTTTGTTGGCTTTGTAAGTATCTAAGTCTTGACCAAATTCTTTGTCTGTTACATCGTAAACAAATGCTTTTTTCTTTTTGTCAAAGTGTAGGTTAGATATTTGTTGTGTTACACTATCGTAAGAAGGCATAACTACATCAAAGAAACCAAAGTCTTGTGGGTTTTCTACTTTTGTAAAATCCAAATGCAAATTTACACCGTCATCCCAAGTTTTAGGAAGTCTGTTAAATGTTTTTATTTTACCGTTTATTTCTATTGCTTTCATATTTCTTTATTTACACGAATTGACTAATTGAATATAAATACACATTGCCTGTATATAATATTTGAATTACATTTGTAGTACCTGCAACCCAAGAACCACTAATAGTGTTTCCTGTAGGTAATGTAGGTGCATCACCTGCCATATAACATAATTTACAATCTCCTGTTACTGCATTAGAAAAGGTAAGTGTAGTAGCACCTGATATTGTTTTAGTAAATATTTGACCAGCAGAAAAATCTAAATTGTTTTCTCCACTACCTAATACAACATTTGTCTTGTACTGTACTCCTATTCTGTCAGAATCAATAGTGTCATTTGCAATAGTCAATGCTCCAGACCCTGTTACATCCCCTGTATGGGTTGCATTAGGTGCAGAGTTAGTTAATGTGAAACTTGGATATGTTCCACTAACTGCAATATCTCCGCCATCTGCTAAAGATACTGTTTGGTCTGGTGCGGTATTTGTAACCGTTACATCACCTGTTGCTGAACTTACAGAAACCCCTGTTCCAGCTACTATTGAATTTACTTCGCCTTGACTTTCGTCTGTGTAAAGTTCTGTAAAGTTAGATTGCACCTTTGTGAACGCATCAAACAAGGTGTCTCCTTGTCCTTGATTCGCTGGGCCAATATTAATGTCTTGTTGTGCCATTTATTTGTTTTTTATCTGTTAAAGTTGTGTTCTATCTGTTGTTAAATATGTTGTGTCTGTTCTATAAGCCGTTGAGTCTACTGATATTCTGAATGTAACCCAACAAGTTGGAGATGCTATGTCGTTTATTGCGTTAGTACTCCATAAAGTATCGGCTCCAAAAGAGCCGTCTTGTTCCATTTCACAATATATCTTTCCCCAATTTATTATGTTTGACATTCTTTTCTATTTGTTTTAAGTAAGCTTCTAACTTTATTATATTACTCTTTTTAGGCTTATATGTTTTAATTTCCTTTTGTTCCATTACAGTACCCAAGAATGAAAGTTTACATCACGATCTGGATACATTTCACCATTAGTAGATTCGTTATATTCAGGATAATCCTGGCTATAGAATCCCATATAGTCCACAAACCTACGAGTATAAAACTCTGCGGTTTCTGTTACCCTATTCAACATAGAGTTTAACTCTTCAACAGATATAGTCTCAGCATTTTCACTTCTATGTTTAAATACACCACCATTACTAACTTGATACATAGCAAAGGGCAAATAAGCACTTTGCGTAAACCAAACAAGCATAGGTTTGATGTATATATCAATCAAATTCTTATACTTAAGGTTCCCAGCATCATTAATCTCATTAGATATTACTAAAGCTTGCAACTTGTTGTATAATTTACCTCCTAAGTAATTCTGTATGTGAGTATCTTGTGCTACTTCAATAAATTGTATTAATTTATCAGCATCAACATTCCCATCAATGATTGATTTTCTTTTTAAGTCGTTTATTGTTATAAAAAGTGCCTTTTCTGCCATATTTACTTAGTTTTAGGATATGCACCTCTATTCGGCATATCAGTAGGTCTTACTGGTACTTCTTTAGGGTTTGTAGGCTCGTTAAAACCATCTTTTACAGCATCTGATGCTTCTACTTCCGTATCAGCACTTACTTTCTTCTTGTAAACCCTTCTTTCCCAGAAATGGTGGCAATTTACACCGCCCTTGAATTTAAATAGGCTGTAATTTGCTCCATTATGACCTAATTCTTT